CCGGCGGACGCGGCGGTAGCTCCTCCCTCCGCCGAGCCCGCCGCGGAGCTCGCGGACTCCCTCCTCTCCCTCCTCACCAGAGCCCGCCGGACGACGGAGGCGGAAGCCCTCGCGTCCGGAGCTGTGTGGTCCTGTGTCCGGCTGATCGCGGACGCGCTCTCCTCGGCCCCGTGGGGCGAGTGGCGCGGGACGGAGCGGCTCCCGGACTCCCGGCTCACGCGGGCCCCTGCCGTGTCCATGTCCCGCCACGATTGGGTGTGGCAGGTCGCGGCCACGCTCGCGCTCTACAACGTGTGCGCGGTCCGGCTCGTGGGCGGGACGGACTCCGAGGGCGTGCCGCTCTCCGTGGTCCCGCTGGCCCCTGACACGTGGACCCGCGTGGGGCGGACGTGGTACGTGGGCGGGGCGGAGGTGGAGTCGAGCTCCATCCGCCTGATCCGGCGGGCTGTGCTCCCGTCCGGGGACGAAGCGCTCAGCTCGCTCCTACAGCTCGCCCGGGCGGACTTCGCGGCGGCCCTGTCGGCGGCGGAGTACGTGGCGGGCTACTGGACCGATGGGCGGCCCCCGATCACGATCCTCCGGACGGAGCAGGACCTCACGGCGGCGCAGGCGGAGGCGATCCGGACACGCTGGCTAGAGGAGCGCGCGAAGGGGCCCGGGAACCCTGCCGTGCTCGGCCGGGGTGGAGACGCGAAGCCCTTCGGGGCGGACGCCTCCGGGAAGGACGCGACGGAGGCTCAGCGGGAGCTGGTCGCGAACGTCGCGCGGTGGTTCGGTGTCCCGCCGCACATGGTGAACGCCCCCGCGGCCGCGGGCGGGCTGACGTACACGAACACGGAGACGGCGGGCGTGGCGTTCGTCAACTACACGCTTCGCGCGTACACGACCCCGATCACGGACGTGATCAGCTCGCTCCTCCCGGGCGACTACATCGCGGGGCGGCGGATCGTGATCGACCTGGGGCACCTCACGCGGCCGGAGCTGGAAGCTCGGCATCGGGCGTATGCGCTGGCCCTCGGGGGCGGCGGGAGCCCGGCGTGGATGACCGTGGACGAAGTGAGACAGGCCGAGGGGCTCTCTCCTCTCGGCGGGGCGGCCGCGGAGCTCTCCGTGGCCCCTAGCCCGGCTCCCGCCGCATCTGGCGGAGCGGAGGAGGCGAGCGCATGACAGAGCTGACGCGGGCGAGCATCGACGCGGTGTCCGTCCGGGGCGAGGGCGAGGGCGAGGGCGAGCGGCTCATAGAGCTCCGCATCGCCCCGTTCGGCGTGGTGGGACAGACGACGGAGGGCCCGGAGATCATCCTCCCGGGGGCCTTCGCGGGCGTGGACCCGTCCCGCGTCACCATCGAAGCCGGAGCCCACGGCGGCCCGCTCGTGGGACGCGGGCTAGAGCTGACAGAGCGCGACGATGCGGCGTACATGCTCGCCCGGATCGCCCGGACGGCGGCCGGGGACGAGCTCCTCACGCTCGCCCGGGAGGGCGTGCTCAGGGACGCGTCCATCGCGTTCGTGCCGGACCCGAAGCGGACCCGGCGGCGGAAGGGCGTCACAGTGCGGGAGGGCATCGACCTCCGGCGGGTGGCGGTGCTAGAGCGCGGCGCCTATCCGGGTGCCGAGGTGATCGCGGTACGTACGGAGGGCACACGGATGGGCGACATGGACACGACGGCGGAGCTCGGGCTCCCGACCCCCACGGCCGAGCTCGTGACGCGGCCGGAGCTCGCGGACGCGCTCATGGAGCTCCGCCGGAGCATGGCCGAGCAGGCCGTCACTCGGGAGGACGCCTTCACGGCCGTCCGCGCGTGGCGGAGCTTCGGGGACGCGCTCACGGCGGCCATCGACTCCGCGGAGGCGGCGGCCATCCTCGGCCGGGCCCTCGCGGACGAGATCACGGGCGAGAACCCGGGCGTGGTCCCGCCCGCATGGCTCACGGACGTGAAGGGGATCATCGCGCAGACGCGGCCCGCGGTGAACGCGTTCGGCACGATCAGCCCGGGCACGGGGATGGGCGTGGACTTCCCGTACTTCGACGGGGACCTCGCGGCCCTCGTGGGCAAGCAGGCGACGCAAAAGACCGAGATCACGTCCGTGAAGGTGTCCATCAAGAAGGGCTCCGCCACGCTGGACACGTACGCGGGCGGCTCGGACATCGCGCTCCAGCTCATCCGCCGGAGCTCGCCTTCGTACTTGGAGGCGTACGGCCGGATCATGGCGGCCGCGTGGGCGCTCGTGACGGACAAGGCGGCCGTGACGGCAATCGAGACGGCGGCCCCCGACGCCACCATCGTGATCCCGTGGGCGACCGCGACGAAGCCCGAGGACATGCGAGCGGCCGCGTTCGAGCTCTCGCTCGCGGTGCAGGAGGCGACGGGCTCGCCCGCCAGCTTCCTCCTCGCGTCCACGTCGGCGTTCCTGAACATGGGGAAGCTCTTGCAGCCCGCCCCGTACTCCCCCACGAACGCGTCCGGGCTCGCGACCGCGCGGACGCTCGCGGTGGAGCTCTCCGGGCTTCCCGTCATCCACGACGCGAACGTGGCAGCGGGAACCGTGATCGCGTCCAACGGGCTGGCGGGTGCGTGGGCGGAGGACGGCCCCTCGTGGGTCTCCGCGCTCGACGTCGCGAAGCTCGGAGAGGACCGCGCCATCTGGTCGCTCGGCGGCTTCGTCCCGTACCTCCCGGCCGGGATCGTGGTGACGAAGGCGGCGAGCGCGTAGGGGCGCGCGACGATGCCCGCCCCCGCGTATCTGGAACACAACGGGCGAGCGGCCCTCCCGACCCGGCTCCGGCCGAGCTCGGGCGGGACGCTCTCCGTGGTGTTCTACCCGCGGCCGCCCGAAGCGCTCGCGACGCTCGCGAACGCGGATCAGGCGGCCGTGGCGTCCGTCTCATGGGTGGACGACGATGGGACCGGGCATCTGGAACCGCTCTGGACAACGGTGCAGCTCCCGGGCGGCGGTCCGCTACAGCCCTCCCCCGAGGGGACGGTGGTGGTGGACCGCTACTCCGGGACGTTCGTGCGAGCTCGGGCGGAGGGCGTGGACTTCACGGGCGGAGCGGCGCACCCCTTCGCGGTGGGGCTCGCGGCCACGGCCGGGCCCGGCGGCGCTCTCCTCGCTGACACGGCCGAGCTCCGCGCGATGGGTGGGGCCGTGTGGTGGGATCAGGGCGGCGCGCTCGGGAAGGTCTACACGGCGGGCGGGGCGGAGCTCATGGCTCCCGAGCTCGCGGACATGATCGACGCGGGGGCCGTGGCCCACGGGACGCTGGACACGACAACGGACCCGACCCATCCGGCTCTCCGGCTCTCCGCGGCCGCATCCCTGCCACGGCGGCGGGCGACGCTCGCGGACCTCTTCGCGACGGTGGGACAGACGCCCGAGCTCTTCGTCACCATCCAAGAGGCGGGCGGCGGCACGGAGCTGGACGTGATCGCGGTCGGATCGGTGCCGCTCCCGCCGGAGCCGAAGCCCGCCGGATGGGTGGACGGGCCCGCGGTGCTCCTCTACGTGGGCGCGCTCTCCCCCATCGCCCCGGACGATGCGGCGTATGCGGAGAGCTGTGCCGCGTCCGTGAACGCGGCCGTGGACACGTACCTCGACCAACCGGAGGGCTGGACTCCCTCCGAGCGGTGCCGGGCGGAGGTGTGCCAGGCGGCCCGGATCGCGGCGGCCGACCTCTACAAGCGGCGGGAGGCACCCTTCGGGCTGACGAGCGGCTACACGGACATGGCGGGCGTGGCCCTCCGGGTGGCCCGGGACCCGCTGGAAGGCGTCCGGCCGATGCTGGACCGCTGGCGGCGGGTGGCCCTCGCGTGAAGATCATGGAGGCGGCGGCCGAGCTCGCCCGGACGCTCTCCTCGGCCGGGATCGCGGTGGTGGGGCCCTCGGGGCGGCTCACAGCTCCCGCGGTCCTGATCGTGGAGGCGGACCCGTTCCTCACGCGGAGCTCCGTGATCCGGGGCGGCCGCGTGGTGAGCTGGCGGCTAGAGCTCCTCGCGGGCGTGGGGGATACGGCGGGCATCCACGGACAGCTCTGGGACCTGATCGAGCTCGTGTCCGATGCGCTCGCGGCCGAGCCCGGGTGGAGCTCGGGCGACGTGGGCGGCCCTCGGATGCTGGACGTATCCGGGCAGCTCTACCTAGCGGCACAGATGACAGTGGCGCGCCACGCCACGATCACAGCGGAGGGGTGACATGGCGGCAACGGCTACGCCCGTCTACATCACGGACGCACAGCTCAAGCTGAGGACCCCTTCGGGCTCGGGGACGTGGAACGACTTCGCGTGCGTCGCGAAGTCTGCGGCCCTGACCCCGAAGCCCGGCGAGGAGACGACGTATCGGACGCTCTGCGCCGATGGCACGTACACGCGGCTGGGGCGGACCACGTGGACCCTCGACCTGTCCGGCGTGCAGGATTGGAGCTCCACCGGGCTCGC